CATGTCGTAGTCTTTAGCGAGCTGCTTGAGGATGTAGAGGTCAATGAAGGAGTCCTCAATGCGGCAGAGGTCTGAACCCGTTGGATCGGGATAGTAGTTTTCCTGCCTGATGATGTCGAACTGCAGACTCCAGGTCTTATCCTCTACGGTTTCGACGATTTTCTTAGCATTACGTGCGCGGGATTCCTTACGTGTGCGGAACTTAGGCTTACTCTTCATGCAGCCGTGAATCTTCGTGACTGCGAGACTGCCGAGGAGTGCAGACTGCACAGCATTCCCGACGTGTGAGTAGTACTTTGCCTGCTTAAGCATGTGGTTAGTCAGTTTCTGGATTTCCTCCGGGCGGATAAGCATGCCTACTCCGTCGGAACCGTCTTTGGGTACGCAGCGCCACCACTCACCGAGATCTACGAGAGCTTGCTGGAAGAAACTCTTCGTCTGCTCGACGGCCATGCGTTGCTTACTCAGGATTTCGGTACTTTGGCCTTCCTGCTTATGCGCGAAGTCGTGCTTAAGCTGGTACATTTCGTAATTCTTCCGGTTAAACTTCATGCGGTCGATCTTACTTTCCTTGGCCTCCTCGCGCCGGGCTAGGATGTAGCGTCTGAGGTAATCATCTGTAAGTTGCTGTGACATAAATAACTCCTATTTAGCGCGTTTGAGGAATCCATAGCTCGGATCTTCATCGTGAAAGTTGTAGTGACGCATCTTTCCTGCTGCTCCGTCGCAGAGGTACTGAAGCGCGTCGTGCGGATGTGAGTAGCGGTTCTTAAGTGGTCGGGCACGGTCGGGTTGAATCTCCTGCGTGCTCTCGTTGTACTGGTAACCTCCGGCGAATCCCTCGATGAGAGTGGGGCAGCCCGTTTCGTCAATCAGGAGTGCTGCACCTTTACGCGTATTGCGGATGAGAAACTCCTCAACTGCCTGTTTGCGTGCTTCGAAGTCAACGGGACCGGGAAAGATGCGGGAGAAGGTGCGGCTCATTTCCTGTGCGCACGTCACTTCGTCGACTTGTGACTTACCGAGTCCGGCAGGATCGATGAAATTCATGACGAGGTCTGATTCGCGGTGCGACCAGTTCGGAAAGTTAACCTTTAGGTCCTGCCACACGCGCGGTGCGAAGGTCTTAATCCCCTCATTGCTGCCAATGTATTCTTTGATGATGCGAAGTTGATTGTCGACGAGCTGCGCGAGGATGCAGGCCGGAGTAAGTCCGAAGTCCCAACCGAGGAGGAGCGGGATTCCCGGCTCCGGCTCAAGGGGTGCCGTGCTCACGTGATAGGGTTTGTTAAAGTCTCCGTAAACGGGCTTACCTTCGTAGGTCTGCCAGGATTTCTCATACTCCATGAGGAAGTCTCGGATAGGCATACTTCCGCGCACGGCCTGCACCCATGCGGGATCGCGCTTCTTCGGATGTGCCATGTAGTGACAGTCATAGACGAGAAAGCCGTTCGTCGGATTCTTCCAGACTTCGATGCCGGGGATTGGGTGCTTAGGTGGTGTGGGGGGACGTTCCGGGAAGTTGAGGTCAAGGGCATCGAGTCGGTCAAACACAATCTTTTTGAAGAAGCCGGGGCTGCGGGAGCTGATGAGGGTCATGCGTCCGCCGCCTTCAGTCGTTGGCTTCGTGCTGGAGTAGAACTTCTGCGCCTCAGGCCAAAACGCACACTCGTCACCCAGTAATCCGGAGAGAGTGAACTGACGGAGCTGATCCGCGCCCATCGGGAAGCCCTGAAGCTTACTGTTCGTGTCGACGAACTCCATAATCGGCGGAGACTGCGACATCTTTCCGTTCTTAAGCTGCGGAAGGAGTGCGTGCGGAAGGAGGTGCTCCGGAATGTGCTTATAGATAAACTCTGCGCGGCTGATGAGTTCCCCGGCATCATCTTCTTTCTTGCTGACGAAGCCGTTGAAGCGACCTCGGTTGAAGATTGTGTCGTGCAAGTAGAGCGCGATGCAGGTCCAGGACATGGTCATGCGCCGGGATTTCGGCACTGCCATCAGCTTGTGCTTAAGCCACAGATACGTAAATAGCTCTAAGTACTCCAGATGTGCGGGGAAGGGCTTAATCGGATCAGTCTGGTCAACTTGATCGAGGGTGAAGACACACTCAGTCAGGAATGCCCACGGATCTTTCTGGTACCTCAGGAAGTTTCTGAGCTGCTCTCGTGCCCGCTCTGCCTCAGACAGACTCTTCTGCTCAAACTTCTGCCGTTCTGCGGTTTCTTCTGCTGAGCTGATGTTACTTTCCTCGTGGTGAGGTTACTTATCGGGTGGCGCGTAATGAAAGTTTGACGTTTTTGCAGCTTGCCTTGCAAGAATTTCCTGATAACGCTCAGCGTTTCAGGTGTTTTCGTCGGCCCACTTACGGAAGTCGGGCTTTGTCGGATCGGAATCCGGGGCAGGCGCTGTGTCGGGGAGGGCAGTCTGCTTCCGGTCTGACGTCACTTCGCTGGATTCCACACCCGCTTCGCGGGGCGGACGATAACCGGGCGTCACATCAATCACCTGTCCAGCACGCCGCATGTCGTCGAGCATCGTGAAGAAGCTGCCGAGTGTTTGCTCGCCGACATCGATTTCTTGGCGGGGTTTTCCGGTAAGTTTCTCAAGCACCCACTTCGCCGTCTCGACCTTAAGTTGCGGCTTAACTTGTGCGTGATCCGTACTCCGGAGCGTTGCTTCGATGACGTCTGCGGCGAGGCTTCCGCAGTCCTTAATGTGCTCACTTACGGTTTTGTCGAGGATGAGGTTCTGCAGTCGGTCAATCTCGTCGCGGACTTCCGGGAGCGCCTTAACGGCAGAGCACCACGCTACGGTGATGTTGAGGAGTTCTGCGACTTCGTGAGTTTTCTTACCTAGCGCAAACAGCCGTGCAAGCTCCCGCTGACGCGGAGAGAGGATACGTCCGCCGGGCACGACTTCACGAATTGCATCATTGCTCCAGAGTGCGTCCTCAGGAGGCGCATCTTCTGGTTCGTAGAATTCGGGCACCGGTAAGTTACTGTTCTCGTCATCACTCATGTGTTTACACTAGGGGAATTTCGTTTAGCGCACAATAATAACCTGCATGTTATCGACGTTGGCATTGACGCCGTCGTTTGGGTTCTGCGAACGCGCAATAGCGACAAGTGTGGAGGCAATGTTTCCACCTATGAGTTGGTTATTCATATCACCGCCTACGATTGCAGCACCGCACGTCGGAATGCAAACACCGTTTGTGTCGGGCATTGCTGTCGTTAGGTTCATTGAGTATTGACCAGTTGCAGTACGGTATACGGAGTGAATGCCACCGGAGCCATAGATCGAGAGGCGGTTAAGGTTTACGTTACCGGAAGTGCTGCCTGAGGTTCCGTGCACAATCGTAAAGGTATTCGCATCTGCGACAGTATCAACGGTGAAAAGTCCGTCCGTCGCAGTGCCCGAGGTGAAGTCGAGAAATACGTGATGGCCAACTTGATGTCCGTGTGCCGTAGCCGTAACGGTGACTGTCGTTCCAGTGCGTGAGTAAGTTCCCGCGACAGTGGAGAGTGTCGTCCCGTCAAACTTTACGTAAGCGCGCACGAAGAAAGCTGCGGCGAGTGTGGAGCCGGTCGGATATGTGACAGTGTGAGTTCCGTCTCCGTCAACACGATGCCGCTCTACACCGTCCGTGATTAAACCGATTGTGTTTGCTGCGGGGAAGCCGACTCCCGTATTTGCGTCACCGTTCTTCGAAACTTCTGGAGTACTCACCGAGTAACTCGAGTCCGCGAGGAACTTTCCCGTCATAGGGACAGTACCGTCTGCCTTGAAGTCGCCGGTTCCGGAGGAAGTTGCAGAGGACGTAATTAGCTTCATGAGTATTGCACATCGAACCAGACGTCAGCAGAGCCAATCGTCTTCGTCGGTCCCGTTGAAGAGTTACAGACTGAGATTCCAGTGTCGAAGTAGCGTCCGAACTTATCTGCAGAGTAACTGAAGTTGCTCGTTGCCTCGACACGGAACATGACGGTCGGGACTGCAGTGTCTGCAGGAACTGACGCTGTGTTGTGAACTTGAATGAATTGTGCGGAGGCTTTTGAGTTGTACCCGACAATGCTGATGAGGACTCCTGCTGAAGCCTTCACAACGCGACTTGCCTCATAGGCTGAGCTTGTGGAGTTCGTCGGCGCATAACTTGATGTAGCGTCGGGCTTCTCGCGCACTTCCACAACGGGCATCGTCACGACGTCAACGTTACCGATGTTGTTATCACCAGCAGGAAGTGTTGGAAGCGTGACAACATCAACGTTTCCTATGTTGTTATCGCCTGCCGGTAACGTAGGCAGACTCAGTACGTCTACATCGCCGATGTTGTTAGTTCCGGCGGGGAGCGCCGGTAAGCTAAGTACGTCCACGTCACCTATGTTGTTTGTTCCCGCAGGAAACAGTGCGACAGAGGTAATGGAGAGAAACCCCGGTCACGGGGAGCTTGTCGGTTTAGCCGGTGATGTCCTTAAGGACTTTGTCGTACGGACGTACGATCCAGGTGTGCCCGCAGATGAGGCAGGTGCAGTTTATTTTATTCGTAGCGTCATTAAAAACCCGCTGTGTCGACTGACTTGAGCATTTCATGCAGCGCAGTGACTCGAGAAATTCCTTCTCTGCCTCGGAGATCGGATTACTTACGCTCACGATTCAGCCCCTTCCGCCGTACGAACCAGCACACCACTCAGCTTCAGCCCTCCGGCGCAGGAGCGCAACCTCCGTGTGCGGTGCGGTGCGGTGTCTGACGCTATGCGCAAATTCAGTTTTTAGGTTACGTCGCCATAGAAACACGGGCTTACGCAAGGTGTCCGGCACGGCCCCCGGTGGGGTGGGGTGGGGGCTGCTCGCCGGTGCGCGTGCCGCTTTGCTGGTTAAGGTTGTGTTAATGCTGCAGTGCGCACCTCCGCGCCACCCGTAACGCAAACGCTAAATGTTAAGACGCCCGCACACACTGCAGCGCACGCAGGACACCGCTGTGCGGTGCATTGGCGTGCGCAACGGTGCGACACGGTCCCGCACACGCCTCATCTCACATTAAACGCACAACCAGTATACATAACTGAGACATCACACACGCCACAGAGGCGCACACTCAGACACTCTTAGTGTCGAAGGGGCGAAGGGACGTAGGGGAGCAGTCTTCGTGTTTTGTTAATTTTGTGTTAATGACAGGGGGTACTTCTATTTTTTTTTCTGCTTCGCGTTATACACATTAGGAGCACCGCATTAAGAAATGCTCCCCGCCGCAAGACTCGAAGTGTCGGAATGTCAGCCTCTGCGTTGCGTATGTTCTGTCGGTTATGTATGGTGTGGACACATAAGGAGAACGTACGCATGAGGCATAATTTTAGAGCGCAGGATTTCCTCCCACGTCCGGTTGTGGTGAGTGCAGTTAAGTCACGTGAGGAGTTAGAGGAGGCACTTAAGCGGTACGTGACCGAGTATGGGAAACGTTTCGGATTAGCACTAGTGCCGATATGCCGTCAGTTTAATCAGAAGGCACATGAGCTCGGGACTAGTACTTTAAAGGAACTGGAGCGGCTCCATGAGGCCGGGGCACTGATGCTATATAAGGACAGGCGGAACGTGTCGTATGTGTTCTCACAGGCCCTTATAGATGGGTTTATGGAGGTGATAGAGCAAGACCTCGACTCACCCACACAGGAGGATTTTGCCCTAGCCGTGCAGGAACGTCTGCCGGGCTTAATGGAGCGGAATCTTGAGATGAGCCGGGAGCGCACTGAGGGTGTGTGAAGTGCGCTGACAGTGTTCATTAGTTCGACACTAAGCGCTATACTTATGCAGTTCTCCACACTTATGCACAGGATTATGCACTTTGAGACAGTTCTGTGCTCAGAAGTTCGACAGCCCTTGAGCCTTGAGGAGCGTGCTGAGGCCTTAAGGGGTGTGGCACGCGCAGTGCATTAGTTACTAGTGTCCGCTGCAACTAAACACTGGAGTAACTAATGAGCGCACGAAACTTTGAGATTGATTCAAATCGCACCCGGTTCGGCTCCGTCACTGTACGACGTAAGCAGAAGCTTACACATCAAGTGATCGAAGTTGAGCTGTACAGCACCACTATAGTAGTGGCGAACCGCAAGACTATTAAGCTGAACTCCGGCGGGTGGCGCACAGTCACTACGAAGCAGGCTATTAATCGTGCCCTTCGTCAGCTTTGTGAACTAGAAGCTACGCCGTTCGTCAGACAGACAAAGGGTGAATGGTTCGTTGATATGCCAAACGGCAAGGTCATTCCGTTTCGTGACGGCATGAGCGTTCAATGCTGGAGGAAGTAACATGGAACGCGAATACAACTTTAAGTACGAAAGTAACGAGTTCCCAAGTGTAGCGAAGCCGGATATCTGCAGGCGCTTTAATGTGTCGATCATAATGCAGATTGAGTCACAGTCTGATTATCACAGTGATGTGGAGGTTACCTGTACTGAGACGGGTGAGGTGTTCGAACTTGAGCGCTTCTCGGCCTCAGAGCAGAAGGAGATTAAGCAGCGTATCGCAGAACGTGAGACACGCATGCTCGAGGACTGGTGCAGTGATCTGATTGATGAGGCATATGAGCGCGGACGCGAGGAGGGCTGGTGAGCCCCTCAGCAAAGCCAAAGTGTGCAGTGCAGTTACGCAATGTGTACGGGAACCGTCGTATATATCCGTGTAACACTTCAGCACGGCTCTTCTGCGCACTCGCCGGGACTAAGACACTGTCTGAAGCACATCTCACGCACATCCGTGAGTTAGGTTATGAGATTGAATGGATTCCTGAATCAATCCCCGTTAAGGAGGGAAATCATGAGGGCACGTAAGTTTCTTCTGTGCGCAGTGAGTCTCGCACTCACCGCATGTAATGAGAGCGGCGGTACTGCAGAACGTAGCGCAGATCCCGATCCGTCTCCAGATCCTGGAACTGCCGTTACTGTAACCGTCCACACAGGACGCGGGTTTGAGTGTTTCGCATTTAATGCGACAGCATGGGGACGCGTTTACTGCAGAGGGGACGGAACAGCTAATGCAGACCTGCAGCTTAACTCACCGCAGTTTTTTAAGTACGCAGAGAAGACACCCGGAATGTGGCTCCTTAACGGAGGCATACTGAACCTCCTCACATGGGACGACACCGTCTGTTATACAGCGGACGTGTTCGACAGACCGTACTGCGGTTCTGCAAATAACGCGGGCTGCTCCGGTGTCGCCACGTACTGCTCCGGTGAAGCATCTCTCGCAGGTATCTATTCATCATATCCTGTAGTGTACGGCGGACCTCAATACAGCGAAGCAACGAATGGAACGCCGGAACTGTGGCACTCCCGTGTGCCGATGATGGGCGCGGACTTAAGTATGAGTGCGCACGTAACTGCAGGTTATGTGACGGACGGAACCGCACAGGTCGGCACATATGATGAGGACTGTGAACTGTCCGCAGATGAACTCACACTCACCTGCGAAACCTTCACTGTAGGACTGTAAGATGTTGCAGCACACACGTAACTCAGAGGGAGCGTTTCTTCCGCTGCTGCGCACGCTCGCGCTGCTGATTAATGCGGATTCCTTCACCTTGAGGACGGAACGCCTCCTTCGTACTTTCCCAGAAGGTCGGCTCAAGTGGTGCCTCACGCGTCCTACCTTCATTATCCTCATACGTAACGGTTGGTCGTTTCTTAGGTTTCGGTTCTGCCATGCGTACCTCACACAGAAAGGAATGTTATGGATCTCTCCTCAATACTAAACCTCCCGACAGCCTCTGAGCTAGCTGTAATGCTGGCTCTCGGCTTACGCCTCGTCGCATATGTGTTACTGTTCGCACTTCCTGTAGGCCTCGTACTCGGACGTAAGCGCCTGCAGTCCGCAGTACCCTATGTGCTGTTCGCAGCGTTAGCGTGGCACTATGTGTTACACCATGCGCAGTCTGTCGTCGCAGTACGCACAGAGTTCTCACGTGTGGAGGTGCACAGTGAGTAAGCATACGGCACTCGCAGCATACGTGCGGGTTATGGAGATCCTCGCGAAACTTGAGGAGACAAAACCTCTGTATGCAGAACTCGACAAGCTTCTCCTCATTCTCGCGCAGTCAGAATTTAATCACATGCAGCACGGCGACGGCTTCATGATCCTCGTCGATAACTTCAGCGAGAAGAATACGGCATTCCGTGCCGCAGGTGTTCGGCGCTTCGAGCTTAAGTACGTGCGTGAACTTCCCCGCGTAGCGGGAGCTGAGGCTCCAACACGAGCGGGAACTGCAGATTCTGCAGAGCACCTCAAACCTCTAACGCAGCATCTCGACAGTTTCCTGCGGAAGCCCCCTGTAGGTAAATAACTTCACGCGGAGCCGAAAGTGTTACATTTTGCTTGCTCGGCTCCGCAGCCTCGGGCAATGCTTGAGGCATGGAAGATCACAAGAAACAGTTACTAGAGACAGAATTCGGGCAACGCGCCACGGTCACACGTGAGGAACTTAGCTCAGAACTAAACACTCGCGCCAATCAGACAATCCGCAGCGTCGGCGAAGCCCTTAACCCGTCACCGAACGGACTGCAGTACCTCGGCTCCGCAGCAGTTCACGTCTATCAGTCACCCGTTCTCGGACAGGTGATGTTCGTCTCGCAGACAGGCTGCATCGGGCACACACCTGAAGCACTTGCCAGTAAAGCAGTGCATGACCTCAAAGGTTCACTCATGGAACAGTACGGAAAGAAACGTCGGGTGCTGCGTAGTGGATTTTAAGAAATTCCTCTTCCGCATTTCAGACGTTATCGAAGACTTCTGCTGGAACCTTAAGCTTAAGCGTCGCACGTACTACGTTTACAGGAGCGACAAAACCGGCTTCGATTGGAAAGCCCGGCACCGTCTCACAGACGAACCGCAGCCAGGAATCCTCATGCACCGCTATGAAGCAGATCCGCGCACCGGCATAACTTACCGTCTCGACGAGACTACGAGCAGAAATCCAACCTACTACACGACTAAACAGTTTAAATTTATAGGTGTTGATCATGAATAAGGAACCGAAGAAACAAAAAGGTAAAGTCATCCGCGTAAGTGAACTCACTTACGGACTCCTCGCCAAGAAACGTCAGAGCAAGATGAGCTGGGATGCACTCCTCCGCAGACAGTTCGGCCTTCCCGATAAACGCGGAAATCCGCAGCCCCTTGGTGAATGGTACGTTCTCCCCGAAGCAATGCAGGTCTTCGACAGTCTGCCTAAGGCGAAAGGTGCTGCAGTCCTCAACGCAGTGAAGTCCAAGTCAGGTCGCGCCGAGCGACCACTAAAGGTGCGCGAATGCGTTTAACACCTGAGAGCGTCGACGCTGGAATCTTCCGCATCATTGAGAAAGAGCTTAAGGGAATTCCGTGCCTTAAGTGCGGAGCCACAGTCACCGAAATGCTGAGCTTCGCAATTAACTGCCGAGGCCCCGAAGAGCACTACTGCGACGTCCGCTTCTTCAGCCTCTGCGCACCGTGCTTTGAACATGTCTCACGCACAGAGGACTTAAGTTTCATTGATCCGAAGAACCCTAAAGCTGCAGGAGACCTGCAGTGAGCAGACGTGATGAGATCCTCCGCGAACTCGACGAAGCAATCCGGCTCAGACAGGAGGCCGACCGTGCACATCAAGAATCAGACACTACTTGGAACACTGCCACCGCTTCTCGCGAAGAAGCCCTTATGCGCCTGGACTCCCGAGGAGTACGTTACGTACGTTCGCTCACTCTACAAGGAGCCGAAGAAGAAACCGGGAAAGAGTACTGGAATAAGCTTCAGACTCAGCTCAAAAGGAAACCCGATCATCACCTGCACACGGAAGGTGAAGTACCTCACACGAGCAGAAGTGAAACAGATCGCCGACGCACTGAAGTTCACACAAGCACAGATCTGGAACTATGCGAAGGCGAAGAACTTCACAATCACAAACACTGCCGAGGAAGCAAAGACACTCACTGAGAACTTAGAGGAGATCCCATGGTAAACCACATGCCGCCAACTGCCGTAGAGTTTAAGACGAAGAGTACTTCAGAACTCGCGCAGCTCGCACAAGCAAACCTCCTCAACTTCATGCGATCGGAACTCACCGAGAATGATGTCGTAAGCAGCATGGGAAACGCACTCTTCATCCTACAGGAAATCGAACTCCGCGCACTCCGCGCTGAAGGACTTCACGCAGACACAGAGGGGTAACTACATGAGGGGGAAACACATGCTCACAGAAACCGGCGCTGCAGGCGTCTCAATTGCCGTAATTATATTTGGAGTCTTCTGCTTTCTGATGCTCGTAGCGTCAGTCTTCCTATATATCACGCAGGAAACTAACGACTACAGAACGTTACTTCGCGCAGTGCACGAACGTCCTACAGTAGATGCAGTTAAGAAATTAACTAAGTCCAGCATTGAAGCGGAAACGGAAGCGTTCAGAACACTTCTCGAAGAACGTATTGACGCGAAACTTAAACCGCTCACAGACCGCGTTGAAGTACTCGAGAAGGCGCCACTTCCAGCGCCCGCTGAGTCCGTTAAGCACGTTCCGCCACCAATCATCCTTAAGCCTGTCATCGGCATGCCTAAAGGCTACGTCGTTGATGTGAATATTGTGAGCATGCCGGAGCGCGCTAAAAAAGTTACTAAATTTCCACACCCCCAAAAAATTCCCTCGACAGGAGTTCGGCAGAAAGTTACACCCACTAAATAAGACAACTTACTTTAGGGGTAACAATGAGAGCGGAAACTATTGAACGAGCTAAGCAGGCACAAGCACGCGTTGCAGGTGGTGAAGCACTTAAGGACGTCATCGCAGACATGAAGATGGGAATCGCAACGTACTATAAAGGTGTGCGGGAAGCCCGTCGCATGGAACGTAGTATTGAAGCCACCACACAGCGCAGGTCACGTAAGAAGCAACTCACATTCGTCGACATGCCACTCGCCACACCGGAGCAAGGTCGCATCGCTGTCGTCATCTGCACACCTGACACGCTCAAGTCCGTCCTCACCGGAGCGCACTTATGAGAATCGCACGTGTCTTCTTCGACACACACATGGGAAAGAACTTCGCAGGACTTCGAAAGATTCTCCGTGAAGCGGGCATGAATCCCGACACAGTCACATCACCTGTGGTCTTCATCAACACTCAGCACACAAAGTTTAAGCTCCTCTCACAGGGATACTTAGCTTACTACGATAACGGCACACGTAAGTTTCCGCTCACAGCACTGCAGTACCTTCCGCAGGCGTTCGGCGGAACGGATCTCGATCTCAAGCGTGCAATGTCCGTTGCAATGTATAAGGATCTGACGAAGAAACTCAAACTAGCCGACACTAACTAAACCTCAAGGAGATAACGTGGGAAGTAAGAAACGTGCCCGTAAGAAGCGGGACGCAGGAAGCACATTCCGCAGCAAACTGATTGACCTATATGTAAGACGGGTGCGTGCTGCACAGGCAATACTCCGTTTCGCAGAGGACACGCCGAAGCGCACACGTAAACAAACGAAGAAGGCTGTCGTACTCGCAGAACTCACGGCGAAATTCGGCTGTCATGCACAGAACGTCGCAGCTCTCGTGAATGAACTCACCGGTGAGAGCATCGTACTGCCAAACGCAAATTCAACGAGTGCCTTAAGTGGCTTTGAACAGCGAGCACGTGCGCTTCCTCGCGGTACGCCAATCATTCCGATAGAGGACATCGATGGGTTACTTGGAGGTGAGGTGTGCTTTAAGGGGAATGACTACGAAAACCTTTTCCTCGGACAGGATGAAGACGGGTACGTCCCACTCACGGACTACAGCTACTTCCGCTGGCCTCGAAAAGAAGATTTCATGAGCATCAGTAACGCAGTACTTCTCCGATACCTCGGCGAAGACGCAGACAAACTTTAAGGATAAGGAGAATCACACAATGGCAACTAAAGGTGCGAAGGTACAAGTAAAGGTCGCAGGCGGAAGCATTCAAACGAAAACCGCTAGCACAGTCGGAGAACTCGCAGTCATGGTCGGCGCTGAAGGTTATCAGGCGACCGTTGACGGTGAGCCCGTCGAGTACGGACACAAACTTAAAGCACAAAACTTCGTAAGCTTTGCGAAGCCCGTTAAGGCGGGAGCTTAAGGCTTATGTCACGAGTGCCGCGCAGGGATGCGCAGCGCGAGTGGTTACGCTGGCAAGAGATGAGTGAGTCACGTGTTCCGAAGAGACGTAACCGTCGGCGTAGAAGAGTGCGGCGTAGGCGGACTGCTGCGCCTACTAGCAGGTGGGATGTTACATACGTAGATGATATATCAGATGCAGTGAGGTATGTGATGAGTGCACATGATGCTAATAATAGTTCAACGGTCTCTGACTTGTTCAGCAGTACCAGCACAGTGAGCAGCACTGCAACGGTAACACTAACATTAGAGGATCTCAGACAGGAATACTCAAACATGATGCACGGCTTCCCGTCGCTAACGAACTCCCCAGACTACTTCGGTACTGCACCCGCAGAAAGACTGCGCAGCGAGGAATCCGTACGAGAAGATCTCCTCCACGCGAGTCAACGAGTGCAAGAAGCTGCCGCAGCGTATGAGTACGCACAAAATACACTGCACATTCCCAACGAATTAAATACAGGAGAACTCCCAATGGCCACAGTTTCGGTTCAGCAGAACCGTAACGCAGAGTACGTTCCGTCACCGGAGCAGCAGTCTGCTGTCGCGGAGAAACGTAAGCGTCCGACGAAGCCTACACAAATCGACGCAGCAACGGCAGCGGAACTTCCAATGTGCGACATCCGTGCAAGAAATTACGTCGTGAAGTACGTAGGAGCCAGTGACAAAACAATAAATGAGAGTGCCACATGTCTCCGTTACCTCGATCACATCGCACATCTCGCGTCCATCAACATTGCGAACTGGAAACCGATTAAGCTCCTCCACAACACCAGAACCGGTAAGCTCGTCACCCGAAAGAGCATCATTAACAAGCGATTCTTCGACGAAGTTGAGCGGCTGCGACCTGCGAAGGTTGAGGTGAAACTCTCACCCACAGACGTCAGACATCTTGAGAACTTCGCAGAAAACTATAACGGTGCAGAGCTTAACCGCTTACGTGGCGATGTTGCACAGCGAGAGCAGGCAGTGATTATTAAATATAATGAGTACTTGCTAAACCTGAAGAATGCGGGAGACGCCGAGCAACGCCTTAAGGCCTACAAGCCCTTCACACCAGACGCGATCATCACACAGCTAAGTAACCTCATCTCTGACGGTTGGTACGCTCTGCACGAGATTACTGCGTCAGAGATCACACTCACTACGGCTCCCGTCATGCTCTCACACAAAAATGCCTCGGCAAAAATAGACATGACTGTCCCGATGGGTGAGTACCGCGCAGTTTACCACTTAAACAACCGCACAATTCGAGTCTTCGCGCACAGGGATAATGTCTTCGCGGCAGAAACGTATTGCCATCCGCATTTACGGCGCGACAGCGGTGAAGTTTGCTTCGGCGACATCAAGGACCGCGCGCACAAAGCCCTCACCACATGGGACATCGAAGGCGTCTTCACTATCATTCGACAAGTTCTCACAACTTACTGCGACGACAATCCATACATCAGGCTGGAAGATTTCCATGCCGAGCACGCAGCTAAGGCAAGAACATTACTCAAAAATAAGGAGGTCCCAAGTGTGGAAACGTGGACGTAAGAAGAAACGAAAACAGAAAACCAAAAGCAGTGCCGTCACACAGGAGTCACACATGCCAGAACGCACCGAAGAAAAGAATGCGACAAATTTCAACCTCGTAATCCCGCCGCTCGTCATGCAGAAGATCTTCTGGTGGATTAATAAAAGCTCACACGAGGTTTCAGGTTTCGGTCACCTTGACCACGATCCAGACACGAACACCTTCACAGTACGTGACGCCATTCTCATCAAGCAGGAAGTCGGTCCGACAAGCACTGAGATCGATCCGGTCGCACTCGGTAAAGCAATGTTCGAGACACGTGCGGAGCACAACGCACTGAAGTGGCACTGGCACTCTCACGTTGACATGGGCGTCTTCTGGTCCGCTGACGATAAGGAACTCATCCGCAGTCTCGCACAGCAGGGCTGGATAGTCGCATCCGTCTTTAACAAGAAGAAGGAGTGCCGTACGGCTTTCTCCGGCATGTGTGAAGTCCTCGGGATGCCGCACGAAATCTTCGTCGACAACATTCCAACCTGCATAGAGACACCGCTTGCCGAACATCTCATCGAACAGTGGGATGGCGAGTACGCAGAGAAAGTTGCTCCTGAGCGCCGAGCCGCATATCAGCCGGGTTACCCCGGTGAGGCTTACTCACGTTACCCGATGACGAAGCAGTATCCGCCGCATCAGACGCGCACAACTGATGAAGACAGCGAGGCGGAGGAGATGAAGAAAGTTCTCCCAATCGGCGAGCGTGATGACGGCGCTCCAGTGCGTAACGTCACCTACGACGACTACGGACATAAGTACGTTTACAGTCTCGACCGCTGGATCTACAATCCGCACTTCGACCGCAGCCTGCAGACGGACCGCGAACGCATGGAAGAGATTACGCAAATGGACCCGGAGGAAATCGATTACCTCCGCAAAGATTGCGTCCGCTTCGAGACCACGTACCGGCGCTTCCTCATTGAACAGGCACAAGGAGGCGCAAATGGAAGAGCTTAAGGAGAGCGCACACATTGCACCGCACCTCACCCGACAGCTCGACATCCTCCCGCTTGAGGTTCTCGGGCGGGAGATCACAATTATCGGAGCCGGAGCCATCGGAAGCTTCACCACACTCGCACTCGTTAAGATGGGCTTCACTAACCTATCCGTGTGTGACTTCGACAAGGTGAGCGTTGAGAACATGAACTGCCAGTGGTACCGCATGAAAGATATCGGGCGTCAGAAAGTTCACGCACTTGCAGACCTCATTCATGACTTCACCGGTGAAACGATTAAGGTGAGTGAGCGTAAGTATGAAGGCGGGCCTCTGTCAGGCATCGTCATCTCCGCAGTCGACAGCATGGAAGTGCGGCGCACAATCTGGGAAAACGTAAAGAAAAGCTACGGCGCTTCATGGTTCATCGACCCGCGCATGGCCTCCGAGTACGCACTCACCTTCGTCATGAATCCGCATAATGAGAAGGACCGCACCGCGTATGAGACGACACTCTACACGGACGGATCTGCAGTTCAGGAGCCCTGCACCGCAAAGGCAACTATGTACACTGCAACTATGATTGCCGGTTACGTTGCCAAGGCAGTTAAGGACCTCGTCATGAAGCAGAATTACGCCCGAGTTACGCATTGGGACATTAAGGAAAACAGCTTGCAGAACTGGCCCGCCGAACCTTTACTTTAAGAAGTTACTCCAGGGGGCAATATGGGCATCATGAATGAGATTAGGGACTGGGGCTTCGCCATTGTACTTGTGCTTAGCGTTTCCGGAATGTTCTTTCTCGTAGTGAAGTGTTCGGAACTCCGGCATGAAACAAAAGCAATCAGACTAAACTGTGCAGAACGTTGCGCGCCTTACGAAGTACTGAGGATGAGTTACTTTGAATGCGTGTGTGAGAAAGTCGCACAATGACTGATAAGTTAAAGCGTGCCGAGGCTCGCATACGGGAACTTGAATGCCACAGAGATCAGCTTTTAGTCGTGACTGAAACTGCTGCCAAACTGATTGATGTTGAACGAGCTAAGGTTACAAGTCTCGAATCTAAGGTGGCACGGTATAGGACTGTGCTGCGCTACATTGCTGAGCATGACTGGACGAGCAAGCCGTCTGTTCAAGATCATTGGAAATGGATAAATGACTTTGTCGATGTTGCGCGTAAGGCATTAAGCGGAGAAAACCCGGCGTGATTACACAATTTTGTGTAACCGTTTTGTGTAACTATAAAGGACTTGTGTAATGACCTCCCCACAATGGTCGGTCGATAAGATCAAGAGCCTCATTGAATCTGCAGAGGAAATCAGGCGCGGGCTAGAAGTACTATGCGAAGGAAGGGACATCCTTGCTGCGGCAATAGCTATCCAACATGTTGCAGAAAACCTAGAGGCTCATCACCCAAAAGTGTTTGATGTGGCTGAAGCATTTTTAAAGCAGATGCGAAAGGTCGCGGTGAAGACATGACCGACAAACCGGCGCACGGAGCAAGAGTATGAGTGAGCAATGTCCGAAATGTAATGCCTACTTACATCCGGCGGCAGTGCATAGGTGCAATAAAAAGCCCAACCCTAAACCGGCGCGGGCTCCGAGAGAGTTATTCATCACTGAGTTCCCGAATATTAACAATCAGATGATTCCCTTTCACGCTTTTGGCTCTAAAGAAAAGGCACTTGATGATGCTGGCAGGAGTGGTCGAGTCGTAGAGGTTATTGAGAAGGCCGAATACGAGCGCGTGGTGAAGGAGTTGGAAGACTGCCAAAGACAACTAAGTTTTAGAAACTCTGCGCAGGCTGATGCTTGCACTGACCGCGACACCTGGCGTGCGATGGCTGAAGAGTTGGGAGAGGCGCTTAAAGGAATAGAGGACGTTGCACGAATGCACGTGGAAACATTTAAGCAAGTACCTATGCAGGGAATGCAGCAAGCGCGCGATTGGATGCCAGTTCTGAATGCAATCGCCAAACTCGCGAAGCTCAAGGAGGGGAAGTGAGTACTCTTGAACAGAAAATTACGCAAGCTGCTTACCTGGGAGCGCTTGACGCGAACAAGGAACTTGAGCAAGTGAAGGCCGACCTCGACCGACACAAGAGGGCGTTGGAGCTTGCCAGAGATCTAATAGAGTTTAATCTGATGGTGAAGCATCCAAACGCTCTCAGAGAGATTGACGAGATACTTAAGGGGAATAGGTGAAATACATCGACGGACTACTATTCGGATTCGGCTTCATCACAGCAGCAGCAATCTTCAAACTCATCCTCCACATCAGCATCTGCGGATAGGAACACCACATGCTAAAGATCCTGATCGCAACACCCGCATACGGCGGGCAGCTCACGACAAAGTACTGCGGCTCTCTCATGACCACAATCCAGTACGCAGCCCGCGACAAGATCGGCATCAAGGTTCTCTTCCTCGATAACGAGAGCCTCATTCAGCGAGCACGAAACAAGTGTGCATGGTACGCACTCGAAGAAGGCCAGGCCGATAAACTCATGTTCATCGACGCCGACATCGGCTGGACGTACGAAAACTTCAAACGCATCGCCACCGCAAACAAAGAAGTTATCGGCGGAACGTACCCAGTAAAGCAGCTTCCGTCCCGCCTAAACTACAACCTCCTCATTGACGCACAGACAGACCTAAGCGGCGTCATTGAAGTTAAGCATCTGCCGACCGGCTTCATGTGCATCAACATCAACACGCTCAGGAAGCTCACCGAGTACGCACCGACTTACGACGCACTCGATACTATGGGACTCACGGACGGAAGTGAGTCTGTCACTATGTGGGATCTCTTTCCGTGCGGCGTCCGTGACGGCATCTTCGAATCTGAGGACTGGGGTTTCTGCAGTTTCGCACGGGAGCACGGCGTGCGCATTTGGCTCGACACTGACGTAGTTTGCACGCACACAGGAACCTACACTTTCACAACGGAGGATTGCCGTGTTCTGTGAAGATGCCTTCCTCCGCCTCGTCGTCGTAGTACTGTTCTTCGCTCTCATCAGTGGCATCGCAGTGGGAATACGCGACTACACTGAAAAGCAGGCCGACCGCCGCATCACCTGCATTAAGCAGAACGTTGATCCCGCAATCTGCCGCGAGCTTTTCAGATGATCTATTTGCCGCCGAACCGCGCACTGTTCCACACCTTCATCTCGCTCGGTCTCATGTTCGCATGTCTCCACACCTATAAAACCTACGAGAATCCGGCAATGCTCTTCCTTGCAGGCATGAACTTCTGGGACATGGTACACTGCGCACTCATCTACACGTTCCGTGACCGGGAGCACGAGAAATGAAACACGCAACGAAGATCATCATCTGTCTCGCCTGCATGCCGGAGTACGGTTACCGCTTCCGTGACGTGAAGCCTCCAAAACCGGAACATGCCCGCTGCGACTACTGCGAACGCTGGACGACGTCAGCTTACTTCATTCGGGACCTAAAGGCTGCTCACCACAGTCCTTGACGTAACTCATGCAACACCGTCAGACTAATCACATGTACGACAGCCTTCCCAAACTCTACGTCCGGAAATGTGCTTGCGGCTGCGGGAAGACCTTCCTCACTACGAAAGACGGACCGAGTAAGTACTGGAGCCGCTTTCACGAAGCCACGTCGAGCAGTCGCAGTTACCGAAACGTAGATCACGACTTCATTGTCGGAACACGGAACTCGCGTGCGGTGACAAAAAAATGAGCCACCGTCCTCACACACTCATCAACGCACTCGCCTCTGTCTTAGTAACTTTCATCGCTGTCGGTCTCGTAGTTATGACCGGACGCATAATCCTGTACCTCCTCGGACTCAACTAGTGCACACTTGAGTTATGCCGGGAGCTTCTCGTTACACACCTAAAGACACCCTCGCCATACTCAGAGCTGCAACTGAGGGACTCAGCATGTCTTCAGACGACGCGGCAATTCTCGAAGCGGCATTTGAAGCAATTGAGAACTGGGGCCTCGCGCTAGAATTCTACGGTATCGGCAACTACGACATGGGCTGCCTCGCACGGTCTGCCCTCGGTTTCTCCTCTGAATACGACATGCATCGACTTGCACAAGGCGAAGAGAACTCTCGCAACATGGCACGCTCCCCCGACATACCTGAAAACTAATTTCCCACGGACGGGGAACTGCGCCACGGACGGCGCTTTAGTCTTACCGCAGAAAGACTTAAGGCCCCTTTCGGAGCCCTACGCCTTAACAACTGTATTTAATTTGGGGTAACTTGTCAGTGCGAACGTCCGCAAGACTAGGCGAAACCGCAGCCTCATACAAGCACTTACTTCTTGGAGACTCCGCAATAACTGAGCAACTTCTCAGCATCCTCGGATGAAAATGCTACATACTTATCCGCGAGTTCCGGGCTCAACCGATACGTATCACCGTCAGGCGGCACGCACAGAAAGTACGGTTCCGGTTCCGTCGGTATCGCACGCATAATGCACACCGTAACGTCCGGACCTTCCTTACATGCGGCTAATGAGATCGCGAATGTCGCGAGCAGCAGCCTCAACGTCTGCATCAGTCTGCGCCTCCTTGAGTTTCTTAAACACGTCACGAGTGACCGCCTTAATCTCTGCCTCACGCTTCTTCTTTTCAACGTGCCGCTTGAGAATTTCCATAAGGCGATCCCACAGAAACTGCAGTAAGAATGTTCGAAACAGCCAGTGCACGAAGGGCATTAGAGCCCCTTCAGTGCAACTTTCAGAAGATCAATGACTGAGTCATCAATCTTACCGGGGATCTTCTCCTTAAGCTTGTCGAGAAGTCCATCAACGGCTACGGCAACTTGCACGCTGCCATCAACCTGCGATCCGTCATACTTCAGATTAAAGATCAGTTTTCCGTCCTTCAGATCGATATCGTAAGACGCTTCCTTACCTAGATTACCTGCTGCGAGATCTTCCACAGTATCCTCCTTGCATGTGTGCGGGGCTCTTCAGTAAGCCCACGGACTTAAGAAACCTAAGGTTCTCATACTTCCCGCATTCTGCATAGCAGGTCTGCGTTTCACGAACACACCGTCACCTTCACGTTCAACGCCGGAGCCGCCCGCTCCCGTGTTCCCTTCAATCGTCAACACGTAACCATTCGGGAGAACGTCCGTTACGATGCCGACGTGACCGAACGGCGTAATGTTTCCGCTCGCATCATACTTAGCCCACACTTGAATATCACCAACTTCACCGTAATCAGACCGTGCTACGTGAGGAGTGCGTTCCCACAGTACACGAGAAGATTCTGTCTTAAAGAGAAGTGTCTGGGCTAAAGTCTTGCCGAACTGCTCCTTGAGCCACCGCCGGTCAACCTCACGAACACAATACTGCACGAAGCTTACACACCACGGCTCACCCGCTGCTTTCCCGTCCACTTCCTTCTGAAACATCTCGATGAGAGGTCCTTTGTTCACGCCGGACTCCGTGACGCCGATGAACTGTGCTGCGGTTTCGATCAACATTCTTCGCTTGGTTTTCACGTTCATAAATTAGTCTCGCCGACTTCTTCACCTGCATGATCTCCTGCGATGCGGTCGATGCGCTTGTGTGCGCGGACTGCCGTTAACTTAGCGTCCTTAATCCCCGAGTCGACTTTACTCAGCCACCAGACTAACCGCCACGATGCGTAAATCAGTCCGCCGAGCGAACTCAGGTTCGTGAGAATCAGTAAGCCTATAGAATAAAAAACCCAACTCGGTACTTGTTCAATTCCGTTCATGCAGTGCTCCTCGGAATATTTTCTCTTTGACTGCAGCGAAAGCGCAAGCCTAGTGTGGTCTACTCGAAAGTTACTAAAGCAACTGTGTTTCGAGGGGAAAGTTACATCATGAAGGTATCTGCAGACCTGTCTCAGGTCCCGCCAGAAATTGCGCGGACCGGGACTCCGAAGGAAATGCTTTCCGTTGACGAGACGGGACGTAAGCCGAAAGTCCGCATCAACTCATCGTCGCTCAGCGTAATTCACTCCTGCCCACGCAAAGCGTACTACACGTTGCACAGAAAACTTAAGGCACGGCACGAGGCTCCGGCAACACTCTTCGGGCTCGCCATTCACAAAGCACTTGAGATTTTTTATTCAGAGCCGAGGGGGAACCGCAGCATTCCGTCTAACTTCCGTGAGCAGGCCGACCTCCTAGCTTACGGTCACACACCACCGTCCGATCACTTCCTGTTTCGTGCCATTGCAGCCTTCGTGAATACTGCGGAGCCCCTTCGTGCGCTGCCTGAAACAGATAAGCGGAGTCTCGGCTCCGGTGTGTGGCTCCTCCGTAATTACTTCGAGAGCTACATCAATGATCCGTTTGAAGTGTTGTGCGATCAGAACGGGCCAATTACGGAGCGCAGTTTCAGTATGCCCCTCTACGAAGACGAAGAACTTGAGATTGAGTACTTCGGACAGATTGACGTCGTACTGAAGAACGCACAGACGCACGTGATTCTTCCGACGGATCACAAGACCTCAAGCATTGTCGGCTCTGACTTCTATAACAGGCTTAAGCCGAATCACCAGTACACCGGATATCTCCTTGCAGCACAGCGCATCCTCGGTCTCGACACCGACAGCTTCCTCGTGAACTGTCTGCAGGTGAAGCCGAAGCCACTCACGGCACGTGGCGGTCCGCCGCAGTTTCCGCGTCAGGTCACAAAACGTGACGCAGGTGACATTCAGGAGTTCATTGACTCAGTAGTGTGTGCAGTGCGGAACTATCTCACGTGGCGTGCTGAGGATAAGTGGCCGCTCGGTGACGTGAATGCTTGCACGATGTACGGCGGATGTTCCTTCCTCGACGTGGACGCTGCGCCTATCGGGTTACGTGAAAACATCATCGACAGTAAATTTATTTCGGAGGTCTAACGTGCCATCACTCGATCAGATTTCAACTGCCGGGAACTTAAAGATTCTCCTTCTCGGCGCACCGGGCTCCGGGAAAACTTGCTTCGCCACATCACTGCCGACGCCAATACTTTATCTCGACTTCGACGGTAAGGTGGACTCAGCCGCACTCTTTCACAAAGCTGATCTAGAGCGCCTTAAGGCTATTGATGTCAGGACGCTCACTCGATCACTTCCCGGCGGCGCAGATCCAATTGAAGAACTCAATAAAATTATGAAAGACGAGATCGGACCGCAGCTTAAGTCCGGCGCACTTAAGTTCAAAACTCTCGTGCTCGACAGCATTAGTGCGTTCAGCACTGCGACGCTGAAGCACATCATCCGGACGAATCCCGGCATCAAGGGTGTGGAGACTGCGCAAGGGAAGCAGCCGGACCGTCCGCACTACGGTGTGATGCTTCGCTGGTTTACTGAGTACATTCCTGCAGTCCTCGATCTGCCATGCAATGTGATCATGTGTGCACACCTTGAAACTTACAAGGATGCGAACTCCGGGATGATCATCAGG